GTGCCTGTTGTAGTAGAGGCATAACTAGTGACTAGATCTTTATTAAAAAATCCTCCAGGATTTCTATTTTCTATATCTAGATTGGTTTTCTCAAAAGAATTTATTAAGCTCATTTTCTATTATTACACATATAAATATAACTAAAAAAAAGACGCTTGCCTAAGCAAACGTCTCTTAAAATAAATATAATTAAGGATCAAAAATTGAGGACGCAATAATCCATAGCAACTGTTATTGATAAGCTAATTGCTGTGTCAGCACTCCAATCGTAATCACCAAAAGTTGCTATTTTGCAATAAGCACCTTTAATAATCCACTCACCTACTATATCACCTACTGGACCTAAAATATCTAATGTTAAATCTTTCTTGTAAAAATCTGAGTAGCCATCACGACCAGTTACTGATTCGTGTGCTAAACGAGCCCATTCCATTACTGCTTGTGCGCCAGATGGAGTTACGGGATCGTATAATTCTAAAGTCATGTCATTCCATTTAACTTTACCTTTTACTTTACGGTAAACGTTGATATGGTCTAAAATAACCTCACCAGCATCAAATCCAGGTGCAGAGGCCTTTTTAATCAAGTATGATGGGATACCATCAATATACATGATAAAACGATTCTGAACTTTAGGTTCAAAAGCGGTAAACATTATTTCGTTAGCGTTTAATACTGCCATTTTAATTTAATTTTTTATTGCTATCAATAAATATAGCAACTACACTCCCTATGCAGGGAATGTAGCGCCGGTTGGTAATACGTTGAAGTTTAGGATAATAAATTCAGCTGTTTTAGTTGGTTGGATATAAATCTGACCTACTAATTGATTTCTGTCTATTACATCAGCTGTGTTATTTGTATCGTCCATTACTACTTTGAAAGCATATAATCCTTGACGTTGTACAATTGATTCAAGATATGGATTAACTTGAGCTAAGAATCTATTACGAGTTACGTTTGTATTTTGTTCGAATACTAAGTTATTTCCTACTTGACCAATATATCCTTTAAGAGCAATTAATAAACGACGAACGTTTACTCTGTCTAAAGCAGTTGCTTTACGCTGTAATGTTTTCTGACCAAATACTACAACACCTTCACCAGGGAATGTAGCTAGTGGGTTAACATTTGCTTGATATAATGTATCACGATCGGCTTGAGTTAATCTACGTTCAGCTTTTAATACTGAAGGAACACCACCACGGTTTAAACCTGCTGGAGCAAACCATTCAGCACCTACTTGATCGTTAAAAGCAAATACACCAGCCATTACTGTTGATGGAGGACACCATACAGACTTACCTAAAGCACTTGAGTATAATTGAACCCAAGGCCAATATGTAGCTGCATAGTTACTTGATTGACCAGCAGCAGCTGAAACTGCACTTGACACTACGGCACCATATATTTTACAATCTATGGCGGCAATTGCATCACCTCTACCTTCACAAGTAGAAATCATAGTTGCAGAAGCAGCATTATCTAAACCTATACCAGGTGCTATTAATACATTAAATTGGTATTCGTCGCTATTTGCTAATAAATTAAAAGCAGCAGTATAGTCGGCAGCAGCAAATCCTTGAACATTTGTTATTGTAATGTTTTCATTCATTAGTTGAGCAGCTGTTGTTGCAGCAACACCACCAGCAAATGAACCACCAAATGATCCACTTCCGGCTGCTGGTAAGCTACTACTATATTGAGTTGCTTTATAAGCACCGTTATTATCGATTGAATCTGGTTGGATTCCTGTTACGGATTTAATACGAATGTATTGAGAAGCGTTAGCATAAGAACCAGTGGAGTCGATATATGGTTTACTATCACTATCTAAACGATATACAGGCTTAATATCACCAATTACACGAGAAATATAGTTAGGTAAATTTGGATCTAATGAAAGATTAGGCCATGTTTCGATATAATTAAGTTGAGCATTATTATCATTACCTAAACGAACTGCCAAACTAAATACACCACTTGCTGTATTTACATTTGTAACTTCCCAACGAACGTTTGTTGCACTGCCGCTTGCTAATGAACCACTGGATAAGCTAGAAGTATTATTCATTATATCACCCCAAGCTATAGTTTCAAGAGCAAACGAAGCTGTAGTTATACCTGATAAAGCGTCTACTTGAGCACTTGCATAAGTACTAATATTTGCACTACCACTAATAATTCTAGTAACCAATAGTGTTTGACCGCCATTATTAAAATAATCTTTAGCAGCTAATGATGTAAGATATTCGTAGTAGTAACTACCACTTTTGAATGTTTCACCAAACTTAGCTACGAATTCACTATATGACGTAACGTAAGTAGGAACCAATGGTTGACCTAATACTGTAGGACCAACGATTGCAGTTGCTGTTCCTTGAATACCCCTTTGAACTAACGATTGGTCAGATTCATTTTGGAATACACCGGGAGATAAAATTTTTTCTGCCATTTTGTATAATTGTTTTTGAAAAATTTAATAGGATTGACCTATCGATAAATATCTAAAAACTATTATAAAACGCAGGGACTATTGTGGGATCGGTGTGATTTCTCCAGTTTCTGGGTTAATTGAGCCGTTTCCGTATTTTTCTTGGAGTGTTTTAGTTAATTCTGATTCTTTCTGTTCAATTGTTGCAAGATCATTAACTAATTGTTTTTTGTTTTCTTCAAGTTTTTTAACTTGCTCTTGTAAGGCAATACATTGTGCTTCAGAAACACCAATCTCAAATATAGTTTGGTTGTATTTGGATTGAAGATCTTTAATTGATTGTAATTCTTCTGTTGTTAATTGTGCCATAACGTTAATTTATTTTATTTTTCCCATTTAGCTAATGGGCAAGCTTCTTTACCTGGTTTAGGACTAAATACTTTTTTACTTAGTGGACATCCACATTCACCACAAATAAATGAATTAATTGCAACAACGTGTGTTTTTTTATCACATGAATCACAAACGTTAGCCCTATATTGAGCTATCGTTTGTTGATCTTGTGTTGGATTAGCAGCTGCTACCCATGATTTAAATATTTCAGATATTTTGTTCATTAGTTATTAATGAAATTTCTCCGGTATTTACATCAAGATTTCCATCACCATACTTAATAGATAATTTATTAAAAAACTCTTGTTCTTGAGACACTATAGTTCTATAAGTAGAAAGTAATGATTCTTTTTGTATACGATTTTCACCTAAAGCAAATGTAATTTGATTTTTATTTGCTTTAAAGTTTTTAAGTTGCGCTAGTTCTTCTTCAGTGATGAATTTTTTTTCCTCACTCATTATTTTGATTTTTTAATAATTTTCTTAGCATCTGTAGAAGCAGCAGGTTTTTTAGCAGCAGGTTTTTTTACTTTTTTAACTTCTTCTTTAATTTCTTTAATTACTCCCTTGATTGCTTCTACTTTAGTTTCGATAGCGTCAGGAATGTTGTTATTGTTTGCATCAGCAATTTTACCTTTTTTTATAAGGAAGAAAGTAGCAATAGCTGCGGCAATTAATAATACGATAATAACTGTTAACATATTTTTTATTTTTTGGTTTACGTATATAAATATATAATAAAGGTTGAAGACAACCAAATTTGTTTTAAAATTTTATATAGGTACTACTATAATTTGCCTATTTACAAACGTTGCTGTAGCTCCAGCATTTGCTGATTTGTATTTAGCTGTAAAAGTATTACTACCTGTAGTAAGTCCTGTTACCCAAAACGTTGCACTTTGTTGATATCTAGTATTTACTAAACTACCTGAAGCGGTAGATATAGAGGAAGAGTCACTTGGTACTGCTCCAGAAGCTGTAAAACTCATATATGATTGAGCACCAGCTATATTTGATGATAAGATTCCTGTTAGCGTTACCATTGCTCTTCCTGAAGGGCCAATATTAACAGAGGCTGTTGGTCCAACAGCTGCTAGATCAGTGTAAGTTGTAGAGGTTGTACCTTGTGAAGTAGTTATAATTGCTCCATTAGCTCCATCCATAATTTCTGCAAAAGTAGCATATGATGATGATGCTATAAATGAGGAAGAATCTCTTGTTAAGTCTTCTCCATATATGTTAAGACCACCATCTATTGTTGTTAGTCTATATATAGAACTTTGACTTAAAGAAGCAGATGGAATTCTATTATAAGGCCACGTTACACTGTATGATGAACTAAGTGAGCTTGACCATATTAAACTACCTGTATCTTGAGTATACACCACATGATTCATTTCATATGGTTGATTTAAAGGAAAATTAGTAAAGGCAATATTTGTTGGATAAACTGCGCTTCCTGATGGTGGAAAAAATGCTAAAGATACTGCTACATACTCATCATTTCCAGTACCACCAAAAGCACCAGGATTTACTATAGCAGAACTTGTAACTAAAGTAGCAGCCATTACTGTTTGTCCGGTTGCCGAACTAGAGATAGCAGCACTCATAGTAAAGTTAGTAGGTGCTGTAACTGGTGTTATACTGTCATCATCTAAATATCCTATAATAACTACTAATGAATTTGCTCTAGAGGCGCTAATAGGGTTAGGATCAGGCATGCCTGTTGCTCCTGCAACTACTGATGATGAATAGGATGCTGTTATATTATTGTGATCTACATTTCTAAGTAACATTGAAAACCCACAAGTAGAGGTTGATATTCCTGTTATGGTAGGATTGGAAGGAACAGTACTACTTGTTTGTATAAAATAAGCAGTTTCTGTAAATTCAGTACCAGATGTAGTACTGTCTATAATTGTCCATTCAGCAGGAAATACTGGGTTTGCTCCTCCATCAGATCCTACTCCTGCTAAATAAATATCTCCTTTCATACCTCCAGAAGGTAGAGTAAGAACACCAGAAGTACTACCTGCAAAATCACTAGTTGATGCTGTTGCAAAACTTGAAGTGTAAGCATAACTTCTAGTTGCAAAGGAAGCAGTCCAAGCAAAGAATTTATTAGTAGAACAATCTACTAAAATTCTATTTTCAAAACTATCATATCCAGGAAAATTAGAGAATGAAGAAGAATTAAAACTTGAAGTTAAAATAGAAGGAGGTAAACCAACATTTATATTTCCATTTATATTTACATTACCAATAAAAGTATTTGAACTTCCACTAAAAATAGTATTTCCTCCTATAGTAGTAGCACCTCCTATAGTAGTATTTCCTGTTACTCCTAAACTACCAGTAATAGTAACGTTTCCTATTACATCTAAAATGCCATTTAAATTACTTGTTTTATTTAATCCAATATTACTTCCGCTTTGATAAGCTATACTACTAGAAATAGAACCAGATTCGTTTGTATATAATAAATAATTTTTAGTACCATCTAAATTATCTACTCCTCCTATTGTTACTATACTTTCAGTTTTTCCTCTAATTTTTTTTAAGAAAATTCTTCCATCAAAAGTGTTTATAGCTAACTCTCCTTTTGATAAATTTTTAATAGAAGGGATACTACCGGAGGCGTTACTATTTCTTAAAGATATATAGAATGGCATTATATTATTTTAAAAGAATGATAAAAAATTAGAAAATGATGAAGAAAAGTAAGTTAAAAAAACATATCCATTACCCCCTGCTCCTCCTGTAAAATTTTGAAATATACCTGCTGCACCACCTCCTCCTCCTCCATAAATGCTACCAGTATTTCCATTACCAGGTGTTGTTCTGCCAGCACCACCATTCCCTCCATTTAATGATGTTCCTGTTCCTGATCCACTTGTTAAGGCATTACCTCCTGCTCCTGTTGAGCCAGCACCACCACCACCGGCTCCAGCATAAGCGGGAGATATACTACCAGTAGTACCACTACCTCCAGCATATACTATATCTCCTATACATCCCGTTGTTGAGCCTACACCACCAGCAGCTCCTACATTATTATTTGATGCGTTAGAGCCTGAGGCACCTCCTTTTGCAATAACAGTTACGGATGAGGAAAACCAA